GCCGATCAATTTAGTAAGATTCTTTTATGGATCAACAACCAAGAAAGTGTTCTTGAAACGATCTCTGAATCTTTTCATGGATCCCTTGTTTCTGGAATGAATCTTCTTCAGCTTTGGGTAGACTATCGGTCCGATCCAATCTCAGGAAACATACGAGTAGATAACTGCTCGTACAACTCCTTTCTTATTGATCCCTATTTCCGCAAGGCGGATCTTTCCGATTGCAATGCGATTTGGAAGAGGACCTTCCTCACCAAGCGAGATGCTATTTCCTATCTTCCTCAGTTTAGTGAACAGATTCTAGGCCTTTGGGGCAACGACAATCGCGATGGTAAGTTTCAATTCATGCCTGAATCCTATAACTATGGGATGAAGAATCTTTTAACCTACGATGAATATTACTATCGTGACTATAGAGTAGGACGCATCCTTGTAGATTCCCAGACCGGGGAAACCATGGAATGGAGATCAACTCATAAAGATAATGAAGAAGGTTTAAAACACTTCTTAAAGCAGTACCCTCAAGTTACCGTTGTGGATCAAGAAATCCCCACGGTTAAAGTAGCCATTGTTGTTCAAGGAAAGGTGATGTATGACGGACCAAACCCCATGGGCATTGATAGCTACCCTTTTGTGCCTGTATTTGCTTATTACACTCCTCAAATGCCTTATTTTCCATGGAGAGTGCAGGGGGTTGTTCGGGGGCTTCGTGACGCTCAGTATCTGTACAATCGTCGTAGGATTATTGAACTGGATATTCTGGAATCTCAAGTAACCTCAGGCTGGATCTATAAAGAAAATGCCTTGGTGAACCCTAACGATGTCTTTATGCAAACGGGACAGGGTAAAGGTATAGCGCTTAAAGAAGAAGCTCAGATGACCGATGTTCAACAAGTACAAGCACCACAAATACCACCTTCGATGATTCAACTTTCTGAACTCTTAGCTAAAGAAGTTCAAGAGATTTCAGGGGTCAATGAAGAGTTATTAGGTTCAGCCGTTGACGATAAGGCTGGTATCTTATCCATGCTACGTCAAGGTGCTGGTCTTACTACCTTACAGTCTCTTTTTGATAACCTGGATCGCGCTCAAAAACAACTTGGCAAATTAATGATCGATGTAATTCAGGCTAACTTTACTCCTGGCAAGATTAAAAAGATTTTAGAGAATCAAGAACCAACGGCCCAATTCTATAACAAAGCTTTTGGGAAATATGACGCTGCGGTGGAAGAAGGTCTTAATACAACCACCCAAAAGCAGATGAACTTTGCTCAGCTTCTTCAACTACGTGAAGTAGGCATACCCATTCCTGATGACCAGCTTTTAGATGCTGCCACTATTCAGAATAAAACGAAGCTTATGAAATCTATTCAACAAGCACAACAACAGAATTCTCAACTCAGCCAGATGCAATCTCAGCTGGCTATGCAAGAGCTTGAAGCTAAGGTCAACCTTGCTAATGCACGCGCTGCTGCGGATGAAGGTCTAGGACTGGAACGCATAAGTCGTATTCAAGAGAATCAAGCACTAGCTCAAGAACGTAAAGCTGCAGCCGCTAAAGACGAAGACGCTGCTTTATTGGATATGGTTAGAGCCCTTAAAGAGATGGATGATATAGATATCAATCATATTTCTAAGCTTGTGGGATTACTAAGTATCGTCAAAGGTCAAGAAGCCTCGGCTAAAAAAGACGGTATAAATAATCAAGGTATGGTCAAAAATCAGGGTCAAAATGACCAAGGTTTGGCTAAAAATCAAAGGATAGGTCTATGAAGAAAGTAAAAAAGTCTAATATCGTCGTTGAAGCACCCGAAGAATACGAGTTAGAAGAAACTCCAGAGATTCGTCAGCGCTTTCGAGGATTCTTAATAGATGAACTTGAAAGTCTTAAGGCTGAATACCAAGTTAGCATTGATGAGATCGATCGAGTTCTGGAAGAATTGGACTAGTCGAAAAATTTGAAAGGTTAGTTATGGGTATCTTGATGGAACGTCAGCAATTATTTGCTCGCCATGTAGCTGCTTTGATTAACTTTATTTTTGAGCATAAATTCGCTTGTACCTTAGGAGAAGCTTTTCGAACTGCTGAACAAGCCGAGATCTATTCTCATGAGGGTAAGGGAATAAAAAATAGTTTGCATTGTAAGCGGTTAGCGATAGATTTAAATATATTCACGACGGAAGAAAGATATCTTCCTTCTAGTAATGAATATCGAATATTTGGATCTTACTGGAAAAGCCTTCATCCTGACAATCGGTGGGGAGGAGACTTTATAGAACGCCCTGATGGAAACCATTTTGAAACGAAAGATCCAAATCATGATTAAATATATATTTTTTGCATCTATTTTATTCTTTGTTGGGTGTAATTCTACCGAGAAACAAGATGCAGTAACATTAGCTGAAGATGGTGCAGCTCTCATTGTAGATTCAGATAAAGTTGCTGGCACAGAAAAATTAGTAGCTGACGGAGTTAAGACAGTCGAAGATGTAATCGACAGTAAGAAAACTCCTTCCACGATAAAAGTTTAACGACTCATGGTGAGTAGTTAGAGGACAATCCTTGCAGAGTGGTGCAAAAATTGCACTTACTGACTGCAGTTTCTACTAAGGAGATAGTTATGAAGAAAAGACATCATCATTCAATGGATGGCGATCATATGCTCAATCGTGAGATGAAGAGCAAGGAATACTATGCCGGTGTTGATAGCCGTCGTCGTATGGAACATGAAGATGGTGGTATGATTAATGAAGATCATAATGCCATTGCCAATCTTCCTCAGGGCGTTGTAATGCGTCCTTATCCTCCTACCGGTCCTATGCTTCCTGAACATCTAGATGATAGTATTCGCAGTGTTGATTACCAAATGGATGAAGACGATAGACAGCGTGCACGTCATAATATGCCCAGAAAGGCTTAATCATGCCTACCATGTGTCGTATATCTAAAGAAGCATCTAAGATTGCTTATAAGATTATGGGCCGTCCGACTAACATGGAAGAACCCAAGAAAAAGACTAAGAAAGAAGTTAGTCAACAAGACCGACTTCTTTTTGAAGAAACTATTCGTTTAAGATAGAGCGTTCTCACAAACTCTAGGGAGCAGATTCTCAGGACCTTTTCCCTCCCTAGAGTTTGAAAAACAAGGAATACTATGAAAAAATGTTACAATTGCAAAAAAGATCCCTGTATCTGTCGTAAGAAGTAAGGAATATAATGGCTAACAAAGCTTCTCCAAAGAAATGGATCCAATCTGCCATCAAAAATAAAGGTGCCCTTCATGATGAACTGGATGTTCCTAAAGGTAAAAAAATTCCTGCAGGAAAGCTTAAAAAAGCTGCGAAGTCTGGGGGAAAAGAAGGAAAACGGGCCCGTTTAGCGATGACTCTTAAAGGGCTAAAGAAAGCCGCTCCCAAGAAAAAGAAGGGTAAATAATGCCACTTAAAGGAACCCCTAAACAAAAGATTAAAAAAGAGATGGAAAAGTTTAAAGAAGGTAAACTTCACTCAGGATCTAAAAAAGGACCTGTAGTTACTAATCCTAAACAAGCTATAGCAATTTCTCTTTCTGAAGCTGGCGTATCTCGTAAAAAGAAAAAACGTAAAAAGAAGATGATTAAATGACAAGACCAACCGTTGGTAAAATAGCTGCGGAGCTTTCTACGAAGGCTCCCTATTCGCGCGACCCTATAGAACTACAACGAGAGATGCATAAACAATACATGGATGAAGTATTGGCATGTATCAAGGAGTTTAGAAAGCAATGCATAGGCGATTTTTATGTTGTCGTATTAACCAAGAAAGAAAGGTTAATGCCCAATGTTTATCGTAATTACTTTTTTGCTCGCAACTCTTGTCCTACGCCTGATTACGATCAAGCTGTATTTAAGTTCCATGCGCAAGAAGAAGGATTGCAATTTCTGTGGGTCATACCTTCCCGCGATACTTCTGTCCTTCTTCTCAATAATGCAATGATAGTAGCCTCTGAAGAGAGAGAACTAGCTAAGTACGTAATAGACTTTGCTAACGGTACTCTTTTTAAGCTGGCAAAGAAATTAAATGGAGAATGTGAAGACAGCCCCTTATTAGATGCCTAGGAGAGATATGATAGATAATACTCTTCCTGAAAACCAAGTTCAGGAAAATCAAAATACTTTAGAACAAGTTCTTTCAGAACCTGATGAACAGCCGGTCGCAGCCTCTGTTGAAGCTGTTCCTGAACCTAAACGCCCTAATCCTCAACAAAGCTTTCATCAACTCCGTAAGAAAGCTGAAGCTATAGAACGTGAACGAGATGAAGCGATTCGTCGTTTGCAAGAACTAGAAGCCGCTAAAAATCCTGCTCCGGTTGAAGAAGATGATGTTGCTCTTCAATCAGATGCCTTGGCTGAAGGTAAACATATTAACTTAATGTCCAAGAAGATTAAAAAGTTGGAACAACAACTTAAAGATCAAGATGCTAAGACCCAAGAAAGTGTTACTGAAGCTCGCATTAAAGCTCAATACCCTGATTTTGATGCCATTGTTTCTAAAGAGAATATTGATCAATTACGTTATCAATATCCAGAATTGGCCAATACTCTTAACACATCATCTGATCTTTATAGCAAAGCAGTTTCTGCGTATACTCTCATTAAGAAGTTAGGTATTACAGCCGACAATGCTCCTTATGAAGAAGACATAGCACGCGCTAAAGCTAATCTGGCTAAGCCTAGACCACTCGTAAGTGGTGCCGCTCGTCCGCAAGGTGAAGGAGCTTTATCTCAAGCTAATGCATTTGCTAATGGTCTTACAGATGATCTTAAGAAACAACTCTGGAAAGAAATGCAGCAAAATAGTAGATAATAATGCATTATTTAACAATCTTGTTGTTTATACCGCTATTAATGCCATCTTTTATTATCATAGGGATATCATTTATAGTCGACAAAGAAAATAGAATGCGTATTTATCTATTATTGTGTTGTTATCTTATGATATTAATACTGAGTTTATATCTTTTTGATTCTCTTTTAGATAGAAACTTGAAAGGCCAGCGGGATATCAATATACTGTTTTGTGAAGCCGAACCTGAGAGAGTAAATATAGATGAGATTCTAGAATATCCCCATAGTGGTCAGCAAAAGTTATTAGAATTCGAAGAGCTGTCTAGTCAGCAAGAAAAATCATTTTAATTCTCCTTTTTTCGATACTCTCTTTTACACCGCTAAGCTTTATAGCTTGGCGGTGTTTTCTTTGTAGCAATCCTCTTTGTTGCATATCATTAAAACTTTTGATTATACTACTTTTGGTGCAATTGCAGCTTCACCACCTGCCCTTCAGCGCAATAGGGAATCGCTACCCCTATCGGACGCAAATATTCAAGACTCGTCCTCTTGTTGTTCTGACTAAATCCTTACTTTTTAAGGATGATTCATGGCAATTACGACTTCTAGTACGCTGCCTGCACCGGTCCAACAGAGCTTTAGTTATAAGCTCCTTTCGGTGCCCGTACCTAATATGATTCACTCCATCCCTGCGATGCAAAAGAATATGCCTCGTAATGGTGGTACAACTCTCCGTATGAGACGTTATAATCCCTTAGCTACTGCTATGGTTCCATTGGGCAATACAGGCGTAACACCTCCTGCTCAACAAGCTACAGCTGTAGATATTGATGCTCAGATTTCCTTTTATGGAACTTATGTAGCATTGAACGAACAAGTAACCCTCCAAAACCAAGATCCTGTCTTGAATGAAGTATCTGCTCGTTTGGGCGTATCACTTCGTCAAACAGAAGATCAGCTTACGCGTGATATGTTGGCTTCTACTGCCAGCTTTATTAACTGTGTAGGTGGTGTTGATGGTGACGTTCCTACAGAAATTACTCGTAGCGACGTTGACACGGTAGTCCAGACTCTTCTTTCTAACAATGCATATACCATTATGGATATGATTGAAGGTGAAGATAAGTTTGGTACCGCACCAGTTCGTAATGCGTACTTCGCATTGTGTAATACCAACCTTACCGGCAATCTTAATAACGTTACTGGTTTTACTCATGCTAGCCAATACCCATCTCCTATGAACATTCTGAGATCAGAATGGGGCGCTATTGGTAACCTTCGTTTCCTTGTTAGTTCTATTGGCAGTCAATCTCTTACTGCTTCTGCTAACGGCAACACGGTTTACAATATCTTCTGTGTAGGTATGGAAGCTTATGCCATTGTTAAGCAGGATGGTTATAGCGCAAGCTTTATCTATCGTCCTCCTATATACGATGGTCCATTGGCACTCAACGCGTCGGTAGGTTATAAGTTTGCTGAATGCCCTCGAATTACAAATGATTTGTGGGTTATTAACCTGCGTGCTACGCAACTTTAAGGAGATGATATGGACGGAACTATAATTCAACAGGGTACGTTTACCAGTACCGGTGTCCCAGTTACTATTCAATTGGCCTCGGGTGTTAATTGGATGTATACCTACAACTATACTCAGGCGTCTACAGCTACCCAATACACGAGTCCTTATAGTTATTGGCAGCAGGGCTTGGCTAATAATGATTGTTTTTATCAATATAAAAACGCTGGTACTACCATACTTTCCTATGGTACTTGTGCCGTCGGACCTGCAGCTAATCCTGGCGCTATTGCTGGTTATACTTTTATTAATAACACCGTAGGATTTCTCGGACCTGCTGTAGCGACAACGGCAAATACCAACGTAGCTGCTCCGGTAGTATCAACAGGCTCAACAGCAGGATTTGTAGCTAATAGTACTATGGTGGTATTGAGTGGTATTGCAGCAACTCAGAATATCTGTGGTCCAGAATTCTTGGTTACTGCATTTACAGCTAATACAAACTTCACCATTCAGACTTTGGCAACAGCTCCTGGTGCTGCGGGCGGTGCTGGTTTCTATCGCGTACTTAATTATTTGCCGTATTGGTATCCATCTCGTCGTTATATTGCCAGCATTACAGCAGCTGCTAGTGCGGTAGTTACAACAACGATTCCTCATGGATATACTGTAGGTCAGATCATTAGATTTGAGATTCCTGCTGTATGTGGCATGGTCCAATTGAATGGTCTTGCTGGTACCGTAACTGCGGTTACAGCTTCTACCTTTACAGTTAATATTAATTCTTCTGCGTTTACGGCCTTTACCTTCCCAACTGCTGCGCAAATGCCATCATCTTATGGTATTGCAGTTCCTGTTGGTGAAGATTCCACGGTCTCTCCTAATGTTCTTGCAGATGCAACCCTGAATAATGGTTACATTGGCATGGTCTTGGGTGCTGGCCTTGGTAGTCCAGCCGGTCAGAATGCTGACGTTATTTACTGGGCAGCTGGTAAATCATTTAATCTGTAGTAATGAGTTAGGGGGAGGCAGCTCCCCCTTTTTTGAAAGGTGAAGATATGACACAGATAGCGATAGATACAAATAAAAATTCAAAGATAAAACCTAATG